AGTAGTGCAACTTCAGGTGTTCCAAACTTTTCTATTAATTCTAATGCTCTCTCTTCTGGTGGCGTTCTCATAACTTATTAATCTTTTAATATTTCTATCCAAACTCCTGGATTTTCTTTATCATATGTATATTGGTCAAATACTGGTATAATAAACTCTGCGTTATCATCTTCTATCCAACCTGCTTTAACCATATCATCCTGTACTGTTTGTGCAGGGTTTATATAATCAAACTTATGACGTGTACCTCTAATAAATTCAAAAGATATCTTTGCTGGTAATGTATGCTTAGCTAACTCAGCTTTAAATTCTTCTGCATATTCTTCATAATACTCTTTAGTAGCTTTCCTATATGTCATTACAGTTTTACTTGCTATAAAGTACTTTCCTGTCCATCTCCGTCCATTCTTAGATGACGGAACTGAATGTGGTATAAACCATCTCTTGTTTTTTTTCTTTGCCATATTATTTATTTAGTGTCTCTTTTAGTAATGGTTTTAAATGCTGGTGCACCTTATCAAATCCATGTTCTTTCATTGCATCTGATATATCCTTTGATATATCTAATACAAAACCATTTATTTTATAGGTGTCTTTATATAAAGCAACTGCTTTTTTTCCTGCACTATCATTATCAAAAAGAGTTATTACTTTCTTGTACTTCTTCTTTAGGTGCTCTATGATGTGTGGTTTAATTGAAACGTTTTCACTATCAGGAGCAACTACTTCTATATTATAACCCATGCTTCTTAGGCAAAGAGCATCTTTTAATGATGAGCATATTACCAGATAAGGTTTATCAAACTTTAATTGGTCATATCCTTGAAGATGTTGCTTTACTTTATGAAACTTATGAGCTTTACTTCTTGGTTGATATATTTTATATACGTCACCTTCTTTATCAAAATAACCATAAAGAGAATCATTTTCAATCTTCATCAATTTGGTTCCACTATCTTCTTCTTTAATGATGTTATAATATTCAATAGGTTTAACATTAAACTCTGATAGTATATTCATTCCAATTCTAAATGATAACCAATACATGCTATCACTAGTGTTCCAGAGTCTTGTTTTAACAAAATCCACCTTCCACTTTGCTGAAGGAACAAAATCTACTTCTTTAAATCCATCAGTTTTAATATACTTATTATAATCTTTAACAATTTTAATTGCTGCAGGTATATATTCTAAGTTGAATAATAACTTCACTAAATCTACTTTATTACCATTCTTTCCTGATGAAAAATCTTTAAACTTATATTGATTGATTCTTTTATCAACATAAATGCAAAAACTTGGTGTTTTTTCCATTGGGTTGAACATTGATCTAAGTTTTACATCTTGTCCTGTTAATTGTTCAGGTAGATTTAGGTAATATTGAAACACCCAGTAGCTTGGTATATCTGTTTCATTTAGTACTAAATTTTTTGTATTAAACATAGGCTAAAATTAAATTTTAAAGGGGTCGAATACAACCCCTTTAAAATTCATGATTATAAACTATAAATCAAAATCATCACCTACAATTTTTGAAGGCTCAAAATGATTTAAAGTTGGTTCATTTTTTTTGATAGTTGGTCTGTAATGATTCTTGTTACCAGTATCATATACTAATAATTTAGAATTTACAACATCAATAGCCTCAATTGGGATAGACCCTTTAGCCATCTTTGGTAAGAATAGATCATTATTTACATAACCATCTTTGTTTTCCCACTCACGAGTTCCAAAACACATGTTTAAATATGTATCTCCTGAAAAGATTTTGCTACATTTTAACATAAAGTCTTCAATAGTATTTGCTTGAACAGCATCTAACTCAGCTCTTTTGTCTAACTGAATTGATAATCCAATCATAGCTTTCATTACTTCAGTATCTCTACTAATTTCAGCACCGTTTGCCAATGTTGTATCTTTATATGGGTATGGAGCAAATCTTACTCTTCCTACTTGACCTGCATGACGGCCACCTTCTGGTTGATTTACATCTTTTAAGAATCCTTGGAATTCTCCTTCCATTGGTTCAGTCTCAACGTGTAACATTATATTGAATGCTTCTGCATCATATGGTGTTTTATCAAATGTAATTGAATTAATCTTTACTTTGTTATTTCCTGGTCCAATAACTGGTTTCTCTTTTCCGCTTCCGGCACTCATTCCGCTTGTACTTAACATAATCTTTGGTTTTTTATTAATTTATTAATTTATTTTACTCTTCATACTTTTTGATACAGTCCTTTACGTACTGTAGGTTGTTTGGAATGAAGAAATCTTCAAACATACCTTGTGGTGATTTACATGTGTTCTCTCCTGAGTTCTGAGTTTCAAAACCATATTCAAGTTCACCATCATCATTTTTATTTACTTTCCCAAATAACACTATGGAGAATAAGCCCTCCAAAGTTAATGTATTATCTATCATTTTACCAATAGTTTTGGCTTTTATTTTTCTATTTCCATTAATATCTGTTGAATCTTCTGAATGTGTTAGAAATATTACTGTTAAATCATCTCTTAAATCTTTAGGTATTTTAGCTACTGTAGCTAAGTTTGCTGCAATTTGAGTAAATTTATCATAACCTTTTTCATTTGCTCTATCAAAATATTCAAAAGAACTCATGTACTGCCAGTCATCTATTATAAGTGTTTTTATTGCAGGTCTTTTCTGATCTACATGATTTATTGCTTTAATAATACCAACTGCAGAAGATGCAGAAGCTAAGTTACCTTGAGGATTATCTTTACTAATTGGAGTGTAATTCTTTTTCCAACCTTTAAAAGGTAACGGTTTATTTGCAATGTTAATGATGAACGTTTCATCAGGGTTTAAATGTCTAATGGATGTTGATTTACCTGTACCGGAATCAGCTATCACAAGAATTGAATTTGCCATATTTATTTGTTTAACTTATTTATTATTTTACTTAGTGTTATTAGTGTTTGATTAATATCTTCCAGTTTGTTTACTATTAATGATTCTTCAGTTATATAACCGCTACTAACATCTGGATCTTTTAGGTCAAACAATGTTTGCTCTAAGTTTTCTGTAACTATATTTGATGTTGATAGTTTTACATTTCTAGATGCAGCATCACTTATTACTTTTAATTCACTAACTGGTACTATATGTCTAACATATCCTGAATTAGATGTTATCTCTTCATATTCAGATTTCCAATGTGGATTATGTTTAAGAAGATACAGTGTTCTTTTTATATCTTCACTATCATATGCTATACTTACAAACTCTGTGTAAATATCTTTTTCTTTTTCAAATTCACTTGGAAAAAATGACACATGTAATTCGTCCTTACCAGAGGGCCTGTAAGCCATCTTAGGAATATATACTATATCTTTATCATTTAGTGTGCTAAAGTAGTCAGAGTGATCCTCCATTAGTTCAGCAACCTTTCTTTTACGTTCTGTTGTTGTTATGCTTGCCATTATTTTTTATCTTCTTTCTTGTTGTGCTGGTGTTGCCATTTCTTCAATCTGCATCTGTTCAAATTTTGCTTTAAAGAAACTCATTCTTGCATCACCATTCCTGGCCTTCAGGAAATGTAACACTAATGTTCTATCATTTTCAATGATATATCTATCAGGACCATAATACTTAATCTTTTGTTTAGCTGGCCTGTTGATACCTATTAACATATCTGCATGTTGTAACATTGCATCTGAACCAAATATATCTGATTCAAGTATATAGTTACCATATTTACCATCCACTGCTCTATCAGGACTATCAATATTTCTATTAAGTTGTGATAATGCAATAAACAGACAAGGGTAATCTCTTTTACACTGTGTAAAGAACTCTCCTAATTCAAACATCATATCTAATGTATTGTTCTGATAAGGGGCCCTTTTTACTAACATGGTATGATCTAAGGTAATCATTGTTTTTTTACCCTTATGCATCTCCATGTATACATCAATTTGCTCACGCATTTGATTTACTGTCATTGGAGTACTGATTATATCTACAGGATTCTTAACTCTTTCTTTAGCATACTGATGACATGTGTTTAATATATCAGGTTGTAAAACACTCCCTGCACTACACAATTCTTTGTATGTTTTTCCAGTAAAAGAACTAAATTCTCTAATGGCTGAAGTTCTCCCTACCATTTCAAATTGAAATTCTAATACTCTAAAGTCATCATTAGGATTGAGTGCAAATGACTCCCTAATAATCTGATCTTTAATTAAAGTTTTACCTGAACCAGGTCTTCCTCCAATTACAGTTAATGTATTCCATTCTAAACCATCAGTTGCGGCATCATTGAATTTAGGCCAAGGAGTGTAGATTGATTTCTCTTCTCCATTTTGCCTAGCATACATATATTTTAATGCTTCGTTAAAGGCAGCATATTGACCTACCCATCCTTCTTTTGGTTTACTCATAGTTTATATTATAATTTGTTTTTTTCAATCATACTTACACTAATGTATTTAATTTCCATTAAATTTTCTTCAAAAGAAATCTCA